AGCTTTCACCCGGCCCATCTGACGCATTATCAATGCGTTACGTTGTGTCGGTGAAAGGGTGAAGGGTTTTTCGGGAGGTCCACCCCTTACTACATGAAAAATAATTTGTGCATCTCCGGTCGACGTTTCGGGCCATTGCAGACGCCGAGGCCACTAAGGACGAATACTCTCAAACACCTTTCACCCTTTCACCAATCCATATCAAATCATCAATCAAATCAGCCCAATGCGGCCGCGCGAAAGGTCCGGTGAAAGCTCCTGGAACGCAAACGAGACCTTTCCCCTTTCATCCTTCCGGCGATATCCGGTTCGCTCCGGTAGGTATCTCCCGAGGAAACCTTACTGACAGGAGTGCCGGACGTGAGCCTTCTAAGAATAATGACGGAGCAGACCGCCGGGTCCAGGACACCGAATCAGTCTGACGATCAAGCGCCCGCTGCTGTCTCCGACCAAGAGACACCGCATGAATCCACAAGGAACGATGTGCCTGCCGGAGATGCCATCAGCCAGGGAACAGCACTCTACGCGGCAACCAACCTGGAATCATGGGAAACCGACAAGCCGCATCATTTTGCGCGGGACGTCGGTATCGACGGCACCTGCTTCCGTCGGCTCGATCCCGATTACTACGCCTGGTTACGCCACAAAATGGACGCGGCTAAGAAGGCCATGGGTTCGGGACGTCTTCCATCTCAGGCATTCGAAACGCTTCGTTGCCGGTTCAACGTTGTTCACGCCTGGGCCATGGATTGCTTCGGAGAGGAACCACTCCTATCGGCTGTCCGGGCCCTGAACCCGAGAACCTATTCACCGCCGGCACTCGGCACATATGGACAAGATCCCCGGAATCTCTCTGAAAGAGCCGTACCAGACAAGCCTCCTTCATCGGTTCCTCAATATCTCTTTCCCAAGGACGGCGACTGGCGATTCACACAGAGGGTTACGCCCTCGGCTGTAGCCAAGGTGGACGCCATCCGCGACCAGGCGCTGTCCCTCGGCTGGAGCGAAGCCAGGCTCTATCAAAACCGGGGACGGTTCCGCTTTCCCTGTGGGCAGGATTACGGACTTGTCTGTTTCGTCGATGAAAAGGAGCGCATCGGGGATGTCACCCGCCGGAACATCGAGATCATCGGACCGCCTCCGCGTGAAAACCGTCTGCGCTTCCACAACCCTGATGTGGATCAACCATGGCTCAAGAAAACGAAGAACGAAAACTGAAACGTAGATACGCGAACGCCAAGGACGTCCTGCCGCCGGAATTGCTTCGTGCGGTTCAGGAACAGTTCACCGGCCTCCTATGGGTGCCGGGCGACACCTGCTTCTACCTGGAACGCCGCAGACTCGTCCTCGCGCTGAAAAACCAGGGCATTTCCACACGTGAAATCGCACGGCTGTCCGGCATTACACCGCGCCGCGTGCGCCAGATCGTGGCCGAGAACCGCACCGCATCATCCCCGACGCATCAGGACGCCCGCCGGTAGGTAATGGAGGGGTTCTCCCGGATGGGGGCGAAATCCGTCTCCCGCCCCGAACCCCGGAGTGCCGAAACCGAAACGGCGGAGATCATGGCTGACGACAAGGCAAAATCCAACATCGGCAAACACGATGCCGGACAACTTGACCGCTGGCACCGCAACGCCGCATCCGAGCAGGAGGTCCGCAAGGCCGCCAAGGCCCGGACCGGCAAAGGCGCGGCTCCAGGCAACCAGAACAGTCTGGTTCACGGCATTTATGCCGACCGGTTCCTGTCCCCGGAGGAACGCCCCCTTTTCGAGACCATCATCGGGCAGCTCTACCAGGACTTCGTGTTCAACAAGAGTTCCGACTTCATGCAGGTCGAGCTGGTGGCGGTCTATTTTCTCAAGTTGGGCAGGGCCCAGGAGTCAGGCGACTGGGACGCCGCCGAGCGTCTCGACCGGATGATCCGCTGCCATCTCAAGGACCTCAAGGCGACAAAGATCGCCCGTGAGGGAGATGCTGCGCAGGGCCCGGAGACGACGCCGGCCGAGTGGGCCACCGCCTTACTGGAAAAACTGGCCGAGTCGCAGAAGAAACCGGCCGGGAAGTCCGCCAAGAGAAGGAAAACGCAGAAATGATGTCGGATAACACCGGAGCGACCCGGAAAAGAGAGCGCCAGGGACGCGGGATTACGGCGTTTCAGTTTGCCGGAATGTCAGATAAGACGTGTTCTCTGACATACCTCAACCCGCGGTCGGCGGAAGGTTTTTTCAATCAATGCTTCCTCCCGGCTCCTGAAGGCTCCGATGCTTCCCGGTTCACTCCATCCGATTGTGTTCAGGGACGAGACTGTGGGCTGACTGTCTCCTGCCTCTGTGAGTGCCTGTCCGGAGGTGGGAATGGAAAAGCGGTCCGTGCGGACCGCGTTTTCCCCATGGAAGGTTCCGCCTTAGAGCCGCTCGATAGCGTCCTCGAGCGCTCCGTCGACCAGGTGGGTATAGACCTGCGTGGTCGAAAGGTCCCTGTGGCCCAGGGCGCGCTGGACCACCAGGATATCCCCGGTGCGGCTGTAGAGGTGGGTGGCGAAAGTATGGCGAAGCCCATGCGGGCTGAGCTTTTTTTCGATCCCCGCTGCCCGGAGCCATTGGTTGAGCCTTCTGGCCACCTGGCGCTCGCAGAGACGGCTCCCGCGGTTGGAGAGGAAAAGCGCCCGGCATTCCCCGTCGCCGAGACGTCGGCGCTCTTTGAGGTAGCTGCGCAGGAGGGAGCGAAGGGTGGACTTTAGAAATTTCACCTGCGGCACGTCACCCTTGGCGCGGACATGGAGATGCTTGGCATCGAGGTCCACATCCTCGATGTCCAGATCGACCAGCTCCTGCAGCCGGATACCGGTGCCGAGGAACAGCTCGATGACGATCCGGTCCCGCGCCGCCAACGTGGAGGACCTGCCGCGAAGCTCCTTTAGCAACCTCCGTTTCTCAGCTTCCGTCAAAAAGCTCGGGGGGTTGCGTGGAAGCCGACGCAGCCTCAATGACCCGGTCGGATTTTCCCGCACCAGTCGTGTTTCTTCGGCCCAGGCGAAGAACGACCGGACGGCCGCCTTGAATCGGTGCATGGAGGCCGGCGACCGGATGCCTCCCCTGGCCGAGACGGTCACCTCCGGTGAAGTCAGCATCTCATCGATCATGGCTGTGGTTACACGGTCGACGGTGAGGTCCGGCCGCCGCTGCTGCAGCACCGCCGTCATGCAGCGCAAGTCTCGAAGGTATGCGCTGATTGTGTTCGGCGAGCGCCCTTCGGCGGTGAGCCTCCTGCCGAAGGCTTCCGATGCCTGTGACAGGCTGAGGTTCCGCTCCGTGAGCGGTCCCGACGGGGAATCAGGACTGCTTAACAGCCGAAGTCTTCCCGCTGCTGTGTTCGTCATTGTTCTGGTCTCCTTTCTTCACGCTCCGGCCCATGGGGGTGCCCTTGGGCAGGGGCAGTTTGTCGATCCGGCCGGTCTCCCTGGCCCAGATAAGGAACATACGCAGCACCCGCTTGGTCTTTTCGACCGTGGGCTGGGAGCGTTCCCGACCACTCGGGAGTTTGAGGAGGAAATCGGATTTGAAGAATTTGCCCACGTGCGGGGTGAGGATGGCGGACAGCTTGCGCTCCGATCCGAAGAAGCCCTCGATCTGCTCGAAGTCCTTTCCGTAGGTGTAGAGCGTCCGCTCTTTCTTGCCCTGGCTGCGCAGGTGCTCCAGATAGGCCTGTGTGGCCTGATGCAATGTTTCGGTCATGGCGCGACCTCCTTTCGGTTGGTTCAAGTTATTGGATATCAACCAGTTACGCACATTCACATACAGGCTTCGTGTGCGCAGGAAGTCAAGGCGTTCGATGCACATTCAACGAGAAATATCAGGCCCGCCGCGGGCCGGGAGGAACAACATGAGAAAACAGGTTGAAACGATTCTGCAGGCGCTTTTGGCGGCGTCCTTGGCTGTCTCCCTGATGGGGTGCGCCGCGACCCGACCGCCTCAGCGCATTCAGGATGCCATCCACACCATGAACCGCCACATGCCCGAGTATGTGACCGAGGCCAACAAGGCTCTGGTGGATACCGGGCATCCGGACAAGAAACGTCTGGTCGGCATGGGCGAGCGTCTGGCCGATGCGGTGGACGCCCTGGACCGCTGGGCTTCGGGGAAAGAAGAAGCACAGGAGGAGACCAAACGATGAAAGAAATCCTGGAAAGTAACAGCGACGCGGTCCGCGAGGCCGGTCAAACGTTGGTGGAAATCGGCGCGGAGCTGGCCGCCGGGAAGATCGACGAGGCCCTGGCTCGAGTCGAAACCATCCGCCAAACCTATCGCGAATGGGACGAGCTGGACCAAGCCGTCGCGGACATCGAAGGCGTGATCCGGGACCGCGAAGGGATGCTCGCCGTGCAGCATGTGTTGGCCGAACTGGTCGGTACGGTCCTCGGGTCGGTCTTGAGGTCGAGGCTCTCCTGATGGCCCGGATGTCCGCCCGTGAACGCAAGCTGGCAAGAACCCTGGCGGACCCTGTCCTCTGGGGACAAGCCTATCTGCGCAACCGGGACGGCGGACAAAGAACCTATTGGCAGCACCAGGTCGAGGACCTGCTATGCCTCGAAAAGAACATCATCCATTTGGACGGACGCGATGTCGGCAAAAGCGTCTGTATCAGTACCGATGCCCTGCATTTCGCCTTTACCAATCGAGGCGCTCAGGGGCTCATCGGCGCGCCGCACCAGGGGCACCTCGACACTTTGATCGAGGAAATCGAGTTCCAGCTCGACAACAACCCGGACCTCATGAGCAGCATCGCCCTCACCAAGTACGGCAAACCCAAGATTCACCGCAAACCTTACTTCCGTCTCGAATTCACCAATGGCGCGATTCTCTACTTCCGGCCTGCGGGTGCCTACGGCGATTCCTTTCGATCCCTGCACGTGGACCGTGTATGGGTGGACGAAGGCGCGTGGCTCACAGAACGGGCCTGGAAGGCGCTGCGACAGTGTTTGAAGTCCGGCGGGAAGCTGCGCATCTATTCGACGCCCAACGGCCTCCGGGACACGACTTATTACCGACTCACCGGGTCGAGCCAGTTTAAGGTGTTCCGCTGGCCTTCCTGGCTGAATCCAATCTGGAGCAAGGAACGTGAAGCAGAGCTGCTGGAGTTCTACGGCGGCCGGGACAGCGCCGGGTGGCAGCACGAGGTGGCCGGCGAACACGGCAAGCCCTCCTACGGTGCGTTCAATGTCGAGCATCTCAATCTTTGCCGCCTGGATGTGGTTGAGTACCAGAAAACCGTTGTCACCGGAGACGAATTGCGGGGCTGCGCCACCGAGGAGGAATCCCATGACCGCCTGGAGATGCTGCTCAACCTGATGCCACGGACCGGCGTGTTCTGGATCGGCGGAGATCTGGGGTATACCAATGATCCGACGGAGATCGTCGTGTTCCAGGAGATTGAACTCCCCGAACGCCGGATCGTGAAGATGATCCTACGCCTCCGGATGGAGCATGTGGCCTACCCCCATATCGCCCAGACCATCGCGCTTCTGGACCGGTATTACACCGCCGCAGGAATCGGCGTGGACAACGGCGGCAACGGGCTGGCAGTGGTGCAGGAACTGCTGACCCTGGACAAGTACAAAGACCTGGCTCTGGAGGGGCGTCTCCGGGGATACGATTTCGGGGGGATGACCACCCTGGCCGTCCGTGACGGCCGGGAGATCAGGAAGCGGACCAAGGAGTATATGACCAGCCTCATCTCGGGTGCCTTGCAGCGCCGGCAGGTCGTGTTCCCTGTCAACGATCTCGAAATCGAAGATCAATTCACCACGCACACCTACACGCTGCACGACGGCCGGGTGGTCTACTCGAAGGGCAACGACCACATCATCGACGCCGTCCGCTGCGCAATGCTGGCTCGGGAACAGGCCAACCTCGATCTCGTGGGCGAGGAGACCGTCTCCCTGTCGCCCCTGGTCACGGAGCCGGTGTTTATCTGAATGGCCATACACAGGCGCAATCCTCGAAGAAACAGTTTGACGGAAAAACGAGAAGCCCGCCCACCGACGTTCTTTCCCCGCCTCCGGTAGATAACCCGCAGAGCGGGCTTTCCCCGCCACACGGCGCGAATGTCGCGTCCACAACGGCAAGAAACCGAGAGGACCCCGGTGGAAGAGCGAACCGACCCACAACCCGGCAATTCGACCACAGCGGCGGTTGACGAGGACCCGGCACTGCAAACGGACGGATTTGTTGTCGTTCCCATGGCGGCGGCCGCGGCGCTTGACTCATCCGTGTTCAGCAAGGTCAACGCCTCAGAGGCCGTCCCGGCAACCTGGGAGGAAAGGGCTTCCAAGGCCTGGGAGTATTACCTCGAAGAGCCGTTGGTTAAGAACTGCATAAACTCGTGGCGCACCTTCGCAGTGGGTGACGAGATCAAGATCGCCGGCGATGACGAGAAGGTGAAATGGGAAGCCGTAGATCTGTCCGACCGACTCGGCGTTTCCGCCTTCGTCAAGGATATGATCCTCCAGCTTCTGGTAAAAGGCGACGCCGTCGGATTCAAGCGCTACACCAAAGACGGCAAGGACCTGGAAGAACTGGTCTGCGTCAACCCGGTTTCGATCAAGGTCAAGTACGCCCAAGGGCGTCTTATCGAAGTGCGCCAGTTCCCCGACGACACCCCCGGTGTGGGTGAAGGACTGGACCTTCCTATTGACCAGGTGCTCCACCTCAAGTGGGACGCGCCTTCATTTTCGCCGCGCGGCAACTCGATGGTGCTCCCGGCGTTCCAGTCCATCGAGCTGCTGCGCGACTATCGCCGGGCCGAGCAGGCCATCGCCAAGCGGTGGACGACTCCGTTCCGGTTGCTCAAGGTCGGCGGCGCTTTCGGCCAGAAGATGGTCATGCCCGACCAGAAGATGCTGGAACAGGTCCGCGACATGGTCAACAAGATGGACCTCAAGAGCGGTCTCGTCGTTCCGTTCTACGTCACGGTCGAGACGCACGGCACCGACGGCCAGGTCCTCAACGTCGAGGACAAGGTTAAGGAAGTGAAAGAGGACATCGTGGTGGCGCTGGGGCTCTCCCGCTCCCTGGTCACCGGCGACGGTCCGAATTTCGCCACCGCCTCGGTCAGCCTCCAAAAGATGCTAGTGATGATCCGGGAAATAAAGCAGGCGGCCCGTGCCATCCTGGACTGGCTCTTCAACGACTGGCTCGAACTGAACGGTTGGAGCGACAAGACCATCCAGTTCCTGTTCAACGACCTCGACCCCACCGACGCCGTCGATTTCAAACGCCTGCTCATCGAGCTGTACGACCGCAAGCTCATCAGCCGATCCAGTCTCCAGCTCAAGATGGACCTCGACCCCGACATCGAATCTGCCAACCGCGAAACCGAGAAGCGTTCGGTGGACCTGCTGGATGAAAAGCAGATCAAGCCCATCGCGGATATGGTCATGGCCGGGATCATGGGTGTCGAAACCGCCCAGGAGATTCTCGGTCTCGACCCGGCGAAGAACCCCGTCGGAAGCCGGACGGAGGCTTCCTGGGGAGGACCCTACGCCCGGGGCGATATAGGAGACGCCGTCTGCGACGACTGCGCGCACTTTGATGACGAACGCAACCATTGCCGTGTCCAGCGAAACGAAACCACCTTCGACGCCCCGGCGTGCCGCTTCTTCGACGCCAAGGCCGCTCCTTCGGAAACGCCATCCGAACAGAAGGGAGCGGGGTCCCGGAAGACCACGGCCTGCCGGGAGTGCCGGGAATGATCGGTGCGCTCGCTGCCAAGAAACCGGTCTCCCAGGCCGAGGCCATACGACGGGCCACGGAACAAAGCGTCCGGGCGAGAAACCTCTACACGGAGCAGACGGTCGCCGCATTGACCGCCATGCTTGCCGACGCCGAAGACGAGGTACGTCGCGCCATTCTCCGGTACAAGAGCCTCGGTTCGCTTCCCGACAATAAGCTGGCCGCCCTGGAAGGCCTCAAGAAGCTCCAGGCGGATATCCGCGAGGCAACGTCCCGACTACACCGGGACCAGACACTGCTTTTCCGGAAGACGGCGAAAGCCTCTTTCCGACAAGGCATCTACCGCGGCATCGATGAATTCGCCGCAGCGCAATTGCCGTTCTACCGTGACTTGACTCCGGAAGGCATCGACAAGCTCGCCACCCGCGTCTTCACCATCGTCGACACCGACGCCCTCGATTTCATGACTAACTACAACCTGGTGCTCGCCGGAGACGTCCACCGCGAATTGGCCGACGGCATCAAGCGGACCGTGATGAACGGCGTCGCCACCGGAAAAGGCGTCGAGGACATCGCCCGCGACCTCGGTCGCGTCGTGAAGGACCCCGAGTCGTTCCGGCACGCGGGCTCGAAGGTGTTCAGCAAGGCCCAGTACCGGATGGAGGTGATCGCACGCACCGAGGTGCTGCGGGCCCATAACCAGGGGCGGATCAAGTTCCACGACCGGGTCGGCGTCCGCAAGCTCGAGTGGATGACCATGGAGGATGAGCGGGTCTGCCCGATCTGCGGTCCGTTGGACGGGAAGGTCTACGATACGGGCCGTTTTCCGACTCAGCCCGCCCATCCAAACTGCCGGTGCACCAGTGTGGTGGCATGGCCGCTGGTGATATGCGGAGGAGAGCTGGGGGCGAAAGCCGCGGCTGAACCCGATGCCTGTATCCTTCCACCCCAAGCCGTCGAAGCGCAGGCGAAGGCGAAGTCCGAAGAGGACGCCAAACTCAAGGACGCCTTCGAGAGCGGAAAAGTCGCGGACCTGAACACCCTCACCGTGAAGCAGCTTCAGACCCTCTCGAAACAGAACGGCGTTTCCATCGCCCGTACCAAGTCCGACTTCATCAAGCTGCTCGACCAGGTCGAGCCGGGTATCGACCACTCCGATCTCACCGGAGCCGCCCTGAAGGCGAAGCTGAAGGATCACAAGATCGGATTGTTGCGCACCAAAGAGGAGTTGGTCGATCTCCTGGCTGAAAAACAGGCGGCGCTGAAACAGGCTCAACTGTTGGCCGAGCAATTGAAGAAAGTCCCGGAGACCGGCGGACTGCAGGACCTGACGGTCGCCGAGCTAAAGGAGATGGCCAAGACCAAGGGTGTCTCCCTGAACATGACCAAGCAGGACGTCATCGATCTGCTCGATGACCTGGAGCCCGGAATCGACCACTCCGGATTGAAGGGCCAGACACTCATCGCGGCCAAGAAGAAACACCACATCGGCCCGCTTAAAAACAAGCAGCAGCTCATCAATGCCCTGCAGAAAGCCGCCGGGGAGGAAATGACCGAAAAGGCCAAACAGGAGGCTGTCGAGGCGGCAAAGAAGGAGGCGCTCAAAAAGGCGAAAGAAACCCTCGATCAGGCGGCCGCCAAAGTGGTGGTGCCGGAAACACCGTCCGGGTACGCCGATTTTCTGTCTGCGGTGAAGGAGGCCGAAAAGGCTGTTGCCGGGGGCGCGGACCTACCCCAGGAACTGCTTGAATCTCACGCCAAGGAGCTCGCCCTCAAAAAGAAGCTTTTCCGTGACCAGGTCTCATCCATGAAGGTGGGCGACCTCAAGACCCTGGCCAAGGAGACCAAGGTCAAACACTGGCAGTGGGCCAACAAGGACGAGTTGGTCACGCTGTTCACTGAAACGGACCCGGCCAAGGTGGAGGCGGCCAAGTCCGGCATCGGAAAGAAGCATGCGACCTGGCTCGAAAAGCATGGTGGAAAGAAAAAGGCCGTCAAGCCCAAGCCGGCGACAGCGCCCAAGCCCTCAGAGCCGTCACCGCCTGTTTTTTCCAAGAAAGGTGCGGCGTTCGAAGAAGTGGACGGGGCATGGACCGACAAGGGCAAACCGGAAAGCTTCAAATATACGGGCAAGGCGCAGGTCGGCGGTGCGCACAGCAAGGAATTCTGGACCGACGGAAAAGGCGAGCGATGGCTTTTCAAACCCGTTGAGCGGCCCGGCGATGAGTTCATCGCTTACGGGGAGGAAGCCGCATACAAGATCGGCAGGCTCATCGATCCGGATGCCGTCGAGGTCCGCACCATCCGTCTGAACGGACGGGTCGGCTCCATCCAGAAGTGGCGGACCGATCTCAAAGCGCAGTTGGATTTCGCAGGCCTGGACCCCGCTTATCTCACCACCCTCGACATCGAGCAGATTCAACGAGAACACGTCATCGACTGGCTCATCTCCAACCATGACGGTCACGCCAAGCAGTTTCTCCGCGGCAGGGACGGCAAGGTCTACGGCATCGACAAGGCTCAGCTTTTCAAGCATCTGGGAGAGGACCGTCTCGCCATCGATTACCACCCCAACGCCCGCTACGGAGAACAGGAGCCCTTCTACAATACGCTTTTCCGTGCGGTCAAAGAGGGCAGAACCGAGATCGACCCCTCGGTGACGCTGCGGTACATCCGCGAAGTGGAAAAGATTCCCGACGAGGACTACCTCGCGATCCTGCGGCCATACGCGGAAGGACGGTTCGGCGGCGACGCGGGCCGAAAGCAGGCGTTTTATGAGACCGCACTGGCCCGCAAGCGTAACCTGCGTCGGGATTTCGAATCGTTCTACGGCGATGTTCTCGGTCAAAAGGATTTCCGCTTTGACGATGTACTCGAGGCCCTGCCCAAGAAACGTCTCGGTGCAGCCGAGGAGGCGCTTATCGAAGATGCTCGTCGATTGGGCTGGCAGGGCAAAGCTCTTCCCTTCGACGAGGAGGACATCGAAGACCAGAACGCCTTGGTCTTTGTCGAGACCTTCAAAGGGCGGCAGCGGACAGTGGTCAAGATGAAGGTTCGTCCGGAGGCCGAAGGAAAGCTCATGGATGCCCTGCGCAAGGCGGGTGTCGATACGGCGTCCGCGCGCGTCGGCGAGGCGTTGCCGGAGGATATGTTCGCCGACGACATCCTCGCGGCGGTGAAGACCGTCAATCATCACGCCCAGGACCACAAGTACAACCAAGCGACCCTGGCAAAGGTATCGGATCACTTGAAAGCGCTCCGGCGCTTGAGCAAGTCCGATGATCAGGACATCCGGGAGATGGCGGATACTTACATCGCCTGGATCGAAAAAGTCCAGCTGGCTGCCAATGAAAAGAAGACCATCGACCAGCGTTTCGAAACCTATCTGAAGAAACGTGCGACCCGAAGCAAGAAGCGAAAAGACGCCCCGTTTACCGTTCGCAGAACAAAGGTGCGTCAGCCGCGCCGGGAAATCAAAAACGGCGAGATTGTCGTGCTCGAGGACGGCGTCGACAATTCGGCTCTTTTCGGCGGACGCGGTATGAAGGCCGGCGAGCAGTATGAAATCGATTTCGGGGACGGCGTCCGCGGCGTCTACAGGCCATGGTCGAATAAGAACCTCTATGCCCAGCAAGGGGAATTCGAACTGGTGCTTCCGGATCGGCCCGACGGCAAGAGCGTTGACCGTGCTTTCGAGCGAATGGAATCTCTGGGGATCAAGGCGGGGGCCGCCACGCCAGAGGATGCGGAGCTGCTCTATCTCCACAAGCAGGCCTATCTCACCAAAGCCGACCGTGATTCGGAATACAAACGCATGGTGGAGGAACTGGACCGCAGGGCGGCGGGCAAGGAAGAACGCATCCGCGAGATGCGAGGATTCTGGGAGAGGCGTCTGGGTGTCAAGGACCTGACCCGGGTGGCGGGATACGACCCTCTGGGTGAGCATCAACTCGCCTTCAAAGGCGTCGCTCAAGGCGGTGGATATCGTTACCAATATCGTTTCGACCTGTCGGATGATGACCTCGAAAAGCAAATGAAAGGTTACGGCCTTTACCACCGGCTGACCAACGGTGAGGACCTGCCTTCATTCATCGAGACGGTGTTGGACAACAACGGCGCGATGGTGAGCACCGTGGAAAAACTTCGTGCGGGCATTCCGGTCGGAGGCATGTCGCCTGTGGCGGATATGGACACCGGTGGTGCCAGCTACTTTTTCGCCCGCATCAAGAAGCTGCCGACGGCCGGGCGGTCCTCCGATGTGGGGCTGTATTTCAAAAAGCGCATGCTCCGGCGCATGGACGCCATCAGCTACGACCACGACGCCTTCGGACGCGTTCGGGACGAATACGTTTCGAACCATCGCGGGAGCACACCCGCAGAATGGAAACAGTTCGCCAGGCGGGGCGGCAATGAGACCATTTTCAAGTACTCGGTCACCCTGCTCGACAACATTGACGTGATCGTGGTGGGCAGCGACCGGGAGAAAAAACGCCTGGTCGATGCATTCTTGAAACGAAGGATTTTAGAGTTGCCCGACGGCCGCAAGGTCGAGGATATCGTGCTGGTGAGGTGATTATGAAGGAGTTCATCGAAAAGGAAAAATCCAAACTCCAGGAACTGTTCGCACCGTTCAACGACGGCGGCTCCTGGATGAGCCTGGTCGAACCCGGTCGTGACTCTGTGCGCCTCGGCATAGTGGACAGCTACACCGTAACCCGTGTGGCCCCGCACTTCGACGCCGAAGGTGAAGTCAAGCGGGTGGACTTTTGGTTGCTTTTCAAAGCGGTCGGTTACGACGAAGGATTCCAGCACGCGCACACCGTCAAGGTGGTCGGCTGGTCCCAAAAGGACACCTACCTGCTCGATCTCGTGGATGACCGCAACCGGAAGTACCACATCGAGTTGATCTTCCCGGATCAGGACCCGGAACTGGCTTCAGATTGGAGCAATTGGCGGAGGTACAAGATGCGGAACCGGGACCGGTTCTCCCTGATCGATGCGGACCTGATGTCCGAACACCAGCAGATCGCGGAGAAATGGGAATGAAACTGCGTTACATGATCGAGTATGCCCTGCGCGACCGTATCCGGAACCCGCGGTACGAACCTGTCGGCGTATGGGTCCAGGGGCCCGGGCCCGGCCTGGATCTGGTGATCGAGTTCCTGCCCGGCAATACCGATGCCCGCCAGGAAGCCGATTGGATCATCAACCGCCTGGTGCAAAACGACATCAGGTCTCTGTCCGAGGATTTTCTGACCTACCATCAGACCACGCTCCCTGCTTACCGCGGCATGCGCGGCCCCGTCATCGAAACCGACGAATTCCCTTCGACAGACGCCTGCGCGCGGCTCCTCCTGGACAAGATCGCATCCGGCCGAATCTCCTGACCCCCCTCCGACACTTTCAGACGGGCTCCGGTAGATATCACAGCGACAGGGCTTTCCGCCCGTCCCGCGGGCTGCGATCCGCGGACGGAACGAGCGCCCCACCGGCATAAACCGGATTGTCGCGACATGACCGGAGAACCGAATGGAGCTATTCGCAACCGACCGTGACCGGCTGGCGTTCCTGCTGGAAACAGACGCCGCACTTGACCTGGACTTCGAGGCGCTCGAAGCCCAGGGACGCGATGTCTCGGAGGAACTGCCCCCTGAGAAACGGCCCAAATACATCACCAATTACATCGGCTCGAAGCAGAAGCTGGTCGATTGGATTTGGAAGCACACCCCGGAGGGCGTGTCATCGGCGGCCGACGCCTTTTCAGGGTCGGCGGTCGTGGCCTACATGTTCAAGACCAAGGGCCTGCGGGTCCTGGCCAATGACCGTCTCCACTACTGTTATCACGCCGCCCGGGCCATTATCGAAAACAACAGTACCCGGCTCAGCGACGAGGACGTGGAGGCGCTGCTGGCCGACAATCCCAAGGCCGGGAGCTTCGTCCGCGACAACTTCAAGGGCATCTTTTTCGCCAAGGGCGTCCACGCCCTGATCGATACGATCCGGGCCAATGTGGACCGGCTCTCAAGCTTCAAGAAGGACCTGGCCTTGTTCGCCCTGGGCAAGACCTGCATGTCCGGCAAAGGCGGCTTCGGTCATTTCTCGTCGTCCACCCGTTACGGAAAACGGGAGGACAGCCCCGAGGAGTTCAAAGCCCGTTTCCGCAAAAACGCAGCCCGCATCAACGCTCTTGTTTTTAATAACGGCAAGGATTGCAAGGCCTTACGCAAAGATATCAACGAATTCCTGCCGGAAGTGAAGGTCGATCTCGCCTATTTCGATCCGCCCTACGCCACGGAGTTCTCGACCACGAATTACGAAAAGGCATACCACTTCGTGGAAGGGCTGATGACCTATTGGAAGGGGCTCAACCTCGTCGAGGGATCGAAAACCAAGCATTACGAGACGGATCACAAGACCGTGACCCGTGCCAATGCGGCCGGGTTCTTCGAGACCTTCCTCGGCAACGCGAAGCATATCCCGCACTGGCTCATTTCGTATCGCGATCACGCGCATCCGACCGAACGGGAGATGCGTGGAATCATCACATCCCTTGACCGCGATTCGAGCATGCGCTCCCGAGATCATCATTACGCCATCACATCACGTCACGGCGACGCCTCCCACGCCAAGGAACGGTTGTTCATCTGTTCCCGTTCGGCGGGACGGTCCACCAAGGCGGACGCCGACGCATCCACCGAGACCATGACCGCGCAGGCGATCTGGGAGGAAACAGAGAATGAAGTCCGCTACCGGGTACTGGACCCGGAGCGGTTCGAACCGGACAGCTTCCGACGCAAGACGCTCGAGGGCGTCGATGGCGTGGCCGTCATCATCGGACGGTTGAAAAAGGAGTTTGTGCCCGAAGGCGGCAATCCGCGCTCCATGGTCCTTCAGGCCTACCGGTTCGTCCGCAAGACGGAACAGAACCCCGACGGCTGGACCATGGAAAAAGCCAAGGAGTGGATCGGGAAGAACGATGCCGACAAGGCGGCTGATGCCGCCCTGCGGGTGGATGCCAATCTTCGTGCATTGGCCGATGCCCCGTTGGGGGACTCCGTCGATCTGCTCACCTGTCAGGCGGGCAAGGCGGACCCCGTGCGGGTTACCGGATTCATGGGCAGCAAGTACCTGATGCTCGGCTGGATCGAGCGTCATGTCCCCAAGGACGCGGAAAGTCTTCTTGACGCTTTTTCCGGCGGCGCGAACGTGGCCTACCACTTCAAGCGCAAGGGGCTGAAGGTCATCGCCAACGACCTGCTGCGCTTTCCCTATCACCTGGCGCGGGCGGTGATCGAGAACTCCAGCGAGACCTTGAGCGACGAGGACGTCGAGAGGCTGCTCGCTCCGAACCCGGATGCCGGGACGTTCATCGTGGATCATTTCTACGGCTATTACTACACCAAACCGGTGCTTCGCTGGCTGGACCAGGTGTGGGCGAACATCCAGAAGCTGCCGGGGTACAAGAAGGACCTGGCGCTGGCTGCGCTCGGAAACACCGTGAAATCAAAGAGCGCCTTCGGTCAGTTTTCCCGCTCCAAGATGAACCGAAAAGCTGACCTGGAGACGGCGGCCAGTCTGGAACAGTCGCAGCTGTCCAATCCGCCCCTGTCGAAGTTCATCGAATCCTTCAGGCGGTCCATCCGACAGCACAACAACCTCGTGTTCGACAACGGGAAGGAGTGCAAGGCCTTCAACCTGGATGCGACCGAGGCCGTCCGGCGGTACGGATCGGATGTCCTTTACCTCGATCCGCCCTATGTGACCGAGTTCGGGAGCAACGACTACGAGGATTCCCTGCATTTCATCGAAGGGCTCATGACCCGCTGGGCGGACAAGGCGATCCATTCGAATC